ACAGCTGAAGCAGAAATAAATAATTTTGAAGGAGTAGTTGGATACAACACAACTGGGAACTTGAATTTAAGAATAGCTCCTCTTGAAATGCCCGCAAGATACGATGGTAACATAGCATTAGGAGATTCTACCACTTTACAAGGAACAAACTTAGGTTTAGCGGGTGAACAAAATTTAGCTATAGGTTTTAATGCTTTGGCTAGTGTAGATATTGCAGGTGCAGGAGTTAGTGGTTGTATAGCTATAGGAGATAATTCTTTAACTCTTTTAACTACGTTTGGAGCTCAAGGAACAGGTGAACAATTAGCTATAGGTATAAGCGCTCAAGCTGAAAACGGTGGATATATTGCAGGATCTAATATAACACCTGCAGATGAAAACTTTGCAATAGGTTATAATGCATTAGCTTCAAATAAAGGAGATTGGTCTGCAGCTATACCTACTCCATATCCTGATGATTTAGGGAATTTTAATACCGCAGTTGGTGGAAGATCTTTGGAAGACTTAGACGGTGGAACTAGTAATACGGCATTAGGTCATAATTCTGGGTTTACTTTGTTTGATGGAAGTGCTAATACTTTAATTGGTTTTGAAACAGGAACTAATACAGCTTCTGGTATCAACATGTTAAGTCAAGATGGTGTTGTAGCTTTAGGTTGGCAAGCTGTTTCAGAAGGATCATTTACAGTATCTATTGGGTATAATACAGTTTGTAATGCTACTAATAGTGTTGTTATAGGTGCAAACTCAACTTACACTGCTCAAAATAGTCCTACTTCTGGTGATAACGTATTAATTGGTTATAACAGTAGCGTGCTTGATGGGCAAGTGTACACCAACGGAAGAAACAGTATTATAGGTAGTCAATGTGATATAGAAGGTTCTTATCATACTCATATAGGTTGGGGTGGAACACTATCAGGGGAGGACAACAATTCTATAGGATATTTAAATGTTGTGCACGGAGAAAACAACGTTAGCATGGGAGATAGTAGTGCTTTAGGAAGTGCTGGTGTTGGAAATGGAACTAGTAACTGTGTAGCTTTAGGAGGAGATATAACAATCCCAACTAATCCAGCTCCTGGCTTATTATGGAATGGAAGTATTTGTATTGGAGCAGGTACAACCGCAACTACGCAAAACGCTTTTGAAATTGGGTTTGGAGGATCAGCATTTGTACCCGCAACTAATGATATTATATTAATTGGAGCAAGTGGCGGTGGTGCTGGTACTAGTCAAATAGATTTAGTAGATACATTATCTATTTCTACAGGTTCAGGAATTCTTGAACTAGGAGATGTACAAGTTAGCGGTCCATCGTTTTATGAAGGTCCAGTAAATATTCAAAACACTTCAACTGGTGGTGTAAATGGAATTGTTTCCCCTGATTTTGATGGCGGTAATATAATCAGTTGGACTTTAACAGGAAATGTTTCATTAGATAATCCTACTATTACTCCAATTACCGGTGGATCAAACGCTGGAACTTATATAATGATAATAAAAAACCCAGGAGGTTTTAGTATTACACTCTTAGGAGCTACTTATAAATGGATAGGCGGTGGAGCGGCATTTCCAGCATTAAGTACTAATACAGACATCATCACATGGGTAAGTGACGGAACTAACTGGTATGGTACAATTGCACAAAACTTTAGTTAATGGGTTTAATTTTTCCTTTTTCATTTTTACAACCACAAGGAGAAACTCCTCCTTCAGAGAATTTTAGTTATACTCTATGTTCTAATCCAGAAGTTACCCTTGTATCTACTATTCAACTTCATGATGAGGGAGCTTTAGCTTTATGGTATAATTGTCAATGGTATTCAATAGGGGAAACTGTTGAAGCACCACCTACTGTACCTGCCCCACTATTAAGTCAAGTATTTTCTTCTTTAGCACCCTGTGAAGAAGCTGAAGAATTATTTAGTTACTTAAGATGGAGAAAGTGCGGATCTGAAGATGAATTTATATATACACCATGTTGTGAACTTCCAGAAGAAGAAGTATATACTACAGGTGTAACTACAACTAATAATTTTATAGTAGAAGAACCATCTGCTGATTGTTATACGTTTGAAGCACCATCTGAACTACCAGAAGGTGTTGCAGAAGCAGGATGTCCAGAATTTGTACTTCAATTAAGTTGTGATGAAGAACCTTGTAATGAAGAACCTGTTATTACACCTCAATTCACTATTGATGAGATAACACAAAATGGTAGTTCTGACTTTGAATCAGCATCCCCTGAACTTCCTCCACCATTTATAAACGGAACAGAAGAACAAGTATGGATAGCTTTTCAATATAGTGAAGAAGGAGAAGAATTAGAATTTCAACCCACTTTTACTACAGACGGCTTTATAGTTGGTGATCCTCAATATATAGTAATAGATGAAAATGGACAAATTAACTTCCCAGCATTTGGAGTAATAAACTTTGAATTATTGGAACCAGGTAAAGTTTATCAAATAAATTTCACAAGTAATACTGTTCTTAATTCAAGCGCTGTAGAAGGACTTGAAGGTTTAATAACTTTTTACGAATAAATAAATAAAAATGAAAGAAGAACCAAAATTTTACGCGATTGATGCAGCTATAGAGATAGCAGAAAATCCTAAATATGAAGATATAATAGTAACTCCTGCTCGAGATTTAGAAAGAAAAAAAGTTCAAGGGGTTACAAAAATTGCTAAAGATGATATAATATTAAGTAACGCTTACACAAGTTTTAAAACCGTAGAAACTACTGCTGAACAAAAAAGTGAACTTAAATTAAACGCTATTGATAAATTAAAAACAAAAACTATTGCGTTAATAGAAAATAAATCTTCTTCAGAATCAAATTTACTAAAACTTGAAAGACATATAAAAACTTTAGATAAACTACAAGCTGAAGGAATTATAGCAAACGATGATGAAAGCGTGCAAAATATTAAGTCGCAGGCTACTAAACACTTAAGTGAAAATCCAAAAGGAGAATTAGAAAAGGAAATTGAAGAAATACTAGGTGATCCTATAGAAGAGGTTGAAACGCCTGAAGAAGATATACCTAAAGAAGAAGGTAAAAAATAACAATTAAATACAATTAAATGAAAAAAATTAAAGAAGAACAATTAAATCAAATAAGAAGTCAACAAGGACAAATAGATCAAGTATTAAATGAAGTAGGTTATTTAGAAGCAAGCAAACATGCTTTGTTACACAAACTTGCAGGTATTAATGAAAAAGTAGAAGACTTTAAAAAAGAACTTGAAAAAGAATATGGATCTGTAAATATAGATTTGAAAACAGGAGAATATACAGAAATAGAAAAAGAACCAGAATTAAGTAAAGTATAATGTCTAGTGTAATAAGAAAGATAAGTATTGGTTCAGATTATAAGAACGAAGCAATGCATTATTCTATTGGTCAACAAGTATATGGTGGACATATAATATCAGATATATTAGAACCTGAACAAGGAGAGTATATGATTTATATAAAAAAGCATGATGAAATTTTGCCATGGAAAAAATTTAATTCCAACATGGCTATAGCTGTTGAATTTGATTTAGAATATAGTGAATAGTTTATATGACTTTATAGTAAAACCAATAGGTGAAAGATATGCTAATAAAACTAAGGTAGGTAATAAAACTTTAATATTAAATACAAAAATAGAAAGCTTTAAGTACGTAAACAAAGTAGCCGAAGTAATAGAAATTCCTAGAAATCATTTTACTCCAATTCAAAAAGGAGATTTAGTAATGATACATCATAATGTTTTTAGAAGATATTATGATATAAAAGGTAAAGAAAAAAATAGTAGATCTTTTTTTAAAGACAATCGATATTTAGTTTCTCCAGATCAAATTTATTTATACAAACGAGATGATGAATGGAACACTATTTATGATATATGTTTTGTAACACCTACTAAAAACCATAGAGAAGGAATTTTAAAATACGATAATAAAAGTTTAAACTACTTAGGAATTAAAGTAGGGGATAAAATATCATTTAAAGAAAAACGTCAATTTGAATTCTTAGTTGACGGTGAATTATTATATTGTATGAAATCAAAAGATATTTTAATAAAACATGGACGTAAAGAAGACAAAGAAAAACATCATAACAGCAGGTCAGCTAGCAGTGGACGAATTGATAAAGGTAGCGAAGGAACCAATTGTGGACACGGGAGAAGATGTGACTGCGGACCGACTAAAGAACGCAGCTGCAACAAAGAAGTTAGCAATATTTGATGCTTTTGAAATATTACAAAGAATAGAAGAAGAAGAAGCTATCTTAACTGGTATATCAAAAAAAGAACCTGAAAAACCTCAACGAGATTTTAGAGGGTTTGCTGAAGGGAGAAGCAAGTAATGTATCAACAAACTCTTTGGTCTGAAATAAAAGACGTTGTTAATCCTAAAATTTTAGCTAAACAAAATAGGTTAAAGAAATGGAAATACGGATATAACAAAGACTATGATTTTATTGTAATAAGTAAAACTGGAAAGATTGGACAAATCATCGAAATACAAAATCTCCGCATTGCTTTACCAGCAATTGATAAACCGTTTAAACGAAGTGAAAAAAAGTCCGAACAATACTGGGAACAGTTTGAATATCCAAAAGAATTAAAAAAAATTAAAAGTAGATTTGATTGGGAAAAATACCCAATGGACTTTCGAGAAAACTGGTGGGATTATATAGATGAAGAATTTAAAAGAAGAGATGAGGGATTTTGGTTTTATAATAATGGTAAACCTACTTATATTACTGGTACTCATTACATGTACTTGCAGTGGTCAAAAATCGATGTTGGAGCTCCAGACTATAGAGAAGCAAATAGATTGTTCTTTATTTTCTGGGAAGCCTGTAAAGCGGATACTAGGGCCTATGGAATGTGTTATCTTAAAAATAGGCGATCTGGATTTTCCTTTATGTGTTCCGCAGAACTCGTTAATCAAGCCACAATCTCAAGTGATTCAAGATATGGTATATTATCCAAAACAGGTGCAGATGCTAAAAAAATGTTCACTGATAAAGTTGTACCCATATCGATTAACTATCCGTTTTTCTTTAAGCCGATTCAAGACGGTATGGATCGACCTAAAACAGAATTGGCCTATAGAGTTCCAGCGTCAAAACTTACACGTAGAAAGATTGAGGTTAACGAAGAACTTAGAGAATTAGAAGGATTAGATACTACTATAGATTGGAAGAATACTGGAGATAATAGTTATGATGGTGAAAAATTAAAACTATTAGGACATGATGAAAGTGGTAAATGGGAGAGACCTGATAATATAAAGAACAACTGGAAAGTAACAAAAACTTGTTTAAGATTAGGTAGTAGAATTGTAGGTAAATGTATGATGGGTTCTACTTCAAACGCTTTAGATAAAGGTGGTCAAAACTTTAAAGACATTTATTATGGATCTAATTGTTTAGAACGTAATAGAAATGGTCAAACTAAAGAAGGTTTATATTCTTTATTTATACCAATGGAGTGGAA